TCATCTAATTTCTCTACCATAGTAGAGAGTACATCATATTTCTCTTCAGGAATAGTTACATAATGCTCTTCAAAAAGACTCTTCATTCCAGTCAGGAACGATTCAGTCATTTCGGTCTTAAGACCCTTTTCAATTGCAATCTGATTATCAGACATCCATTCGTCAGCAACATACTCAAGGTATGCGTCAACTCTATCAGTTAGTTCTTCTTTGATTGTGGAGATCTCTTCCACAAGTGCATTTTCATACTGCTTTTGAACTTCTTCCTTCATCTCGGCAACTTTTGCCTTGATTGCAGTTTCAAAAATAGTGCGTGCCTTTTCTTGGAACTCTTCAGAAAGTTCTTCACCAGCAAGAAGTGCCTCAACATCTTCTTCGATATCAATAGAATCTTCGGCAACTACTTCTTCAGTAGTTTCTTCTTCAGTAGTTTCTTCTTCGGAAACAACTTCTTCTTCGGCAGTTTCTTCTTCAGAAACCACATCTCCTTCAACCTCTTCCTCTTCCGTTGCCATTTTAGGCATTGGTTCAGCAGGTTTAGCTGCTTTATTCACAACATCTTTAACTGTTGCGAGAGTAGGTTCTTTGAGTTTAGCAGAGTCATCGTCTGCTCTATAGTTTTCTGGAGTAGGACCGCCGAGATCTTCTACAGAAGGTTGCCCAGGTGTTGACCCAGACAAAGTTGGCATTGGATCGGCAGGAGCTGCCCCTTTGGTTACTACGTTTTCCATTTCTTGTAAATTGCTACCAACGGACATTTGATTTATAGATTTGTATTAATCTATATTTATTTATAATTTAAAGATTTGAGAGAAAATCGTTGAATAAGTTCAACTTATGCTCTTCAAGTCTTTTTTGGTCAACAAGAGTATTAATTCTTCTCTGAGTTTTCTCTGCAAGTTGTTCACGAAGGATT